ACAACGGCGGGAACCCGCCCGGTAAGGCGGGCACCCCGCCGCCGGACAGCGCCCCCGCCGACCAGTCGTCGAAAGCGCCGAAGACACCGGCCACGGCAGGCACCAAGTGAGCGGCGACACGACGGCGGCTGACGCCGAGGCCCGGCAGCACATGCTGTGGGCCCCCGACCACGAGCTGACGATCGGCTTGGACGACGAATGGCACTGCCTCACCTGCGAGCAGGCCGAGGATGACACCGAGGATGACGATGGCGACGACGACGCCTGACGACCCGGTTGTCGACCTGCCGTTCGACGTGCCGCAGGCGGTCGCGTTGAAGGGTGTGCCGGACGTCGAGCTGGTGGCGGTCGGCTCATGGAAAGCGTCGACCGGCCCGGTGACGATCACCGCCGACGACGTCAATCAGGCCGTCGCCGCCCTCGAATGCCCCGGCGTGCACAACCCGGTGCTGAAACTCGGCCACGACGAACCCGACCCGGACGGGCAGCACATCCGCTGGGATGGTGAACCCGCCGTCGGCTGGGTGTCGAACATGCGCCTGTCGGCGAACGGGGCGAAGATCCTCGGCGACTACACCGGCGTCCCCGCCTGGCTCGTCGACGTCATGCCGTCGGCATACCCCCAACGGTCGGTGGAAATCCAGCGGGACTTCATGTGTCAGATCGGGCACGTGCACCCGTTCGTGATCACCGCCGTGTCGCTGCTCGGCGTGTACCCGCCCGCGGTGGGCGTCATCAAAAGCCTCAACGATGTGCAGGCCCTGTACACGCTGGCCGCCGACCCGGGGCCGCAGCGGGGCACCGCCGAGCGGCGCATCGCCATGGCGTTCGCGTTGCCCGGCGACGACCGGGAACAACGGCGCGACCTGACCGACGCCGAGCGGCAGTCCACCGCCGACTTCGACCGTGACCACCGCGAGTGGGAAGCCGCCGTGGCCACCCTGCTCGCCGCGTGGCCGTCGATCACCCGTAAGCAGCGCGACCAGCTGGCCTCGCAGATCGCCACCAACATCGACAACGGTCGGCTGTCCGCCCTCGCCAGCATGGACGTGGACAGCGGCGCCGCCGCCGACACCCTCTACAACGAGATGACCGTGTCGGCGCGGGAAGCCCTCGACGAGCAGATCGCCGAGGCCCGGCGGCAAGGCGTCGCCGGGGAGCTGGCGGCCGAACCGGACGACAAATGGTTGCGACGGGTCGCCGAGTCGATCGCCGCGACGATGGCATTGTCTCTGGCCGCGACCGCCGGTCGTGACGCCGCCCAGCTGGCCGCGCCTGGCGTCACCGGTCAGGCCGTCGCCAACGATGTCGCCTTGAAACTGGCGGCCCTGTCGGATCGGTTCCTGCGCGACCAGTTCGGCGGCGCGGTCGGCGCGGCCCGCATGGCCGGACGGTATGCGGTCCTGTCGGCCGCCCCGGCCGGACGTTACTACGCGTCCGAGGTCAACGACACGAATACGTGCTCCAACTGCCGATCGATCGACGGTACCGAGTTCGGCAGCCTCGACGAGGCGATGGGCGCCTACGGGGCGGGCGGCTACCAATCCTGCCTCGGCGGCGGCCGGTGCCGGGGCCGTCTGGTCACCGTCTGGGATGTGCCTGCCGCGCAGCTCCCTGACGTCGCGTTCGCCGTCACCGTTCCTGTCCCCACCACCATCACCTTCATGTCCGGAGGCTCACCGATGCCCCTGCCCGCCATCGTCAAGGCGAAGGTGTCCGCCGAGGACATCTCCCGCGCCTACTACAAGACCGCCGGTTACTCCAACTGGATCACCGCGATGCACGTCGACCCCCTCGAACTGGTGGTGTGCGACGACACGTCCGGAGACTACTTCCGGGTGCCGGTGAACGTTTCCGGCGACACCTTCGAATTCGGCGACCCCGTGCAGGTGCAGGTCGAATACGTCGACGTGAAAACCCCGTCCGGCGGCGGCAAGGTGAAGGCCCGCTCGGCGGTGTACGCCGACGACTCCGGCGAGGCCCGCCTGTCCGCGTTCGTGTGGGACGACCGGGCGTCCGCCCTCGACCTCGTCGGCGGCGAACCGCAGCCGGAACCGGCCGCTGCGCCGGTGAACGTACCCCCCGGCGAAGAGGTGACCGTCCCCCCCGACGTGTCCCCCGCCGGGGCGGCGATCCGCAAGATGGCCGCCGCAACCCAGACCCCGCCCGCCGACACCTCGGCGGGCGGTTCCGTATCAACCGAACAGGAGGCGTCGGGTATGCCTTTCGACGCTGCCAAGCTCCGCGAAGCGCTCGGCCTGGCCGAGAACGCTTCCGCCGACGACGCCCTCACGGCGTTCGCCGGTGCCCTGTCCGCGCTCGGTGGTGGCACGTCGCAGCCCGCCGCCGACCAGACCCCCGCCCCGGCGGCGGCGCTGTCGGCCGGTTCCAACGAACCGGTCCGTGTGCCCCAGCTCGCCGACGGCAACCGCCCCATCCTCGTCGACCCGTCGCAGCTGACCGCGCTGCAGGAGTCGGCCCGCAAGGGTGAGACCGCATGGGCGCAGCTGCGCCGCAACGAGCGCGACGGCGTCCTCGACGAGGCCGTGCGGCTCGGCAAGTTCCCGGTGGCCCGGCGCGAGTACTGGGCGCAGCTGTGGGACCGCGACCCCGACGGCACCCGCGACGCCATCAACGCGCTGTCGGCCAACGTCATCCCCGTCCTCAGCCAGGGCTACCTCGGCGACGACGCGGCGACGCGTTCCGCCGCCGACCAGGCGTACGAGGGCCTGTTCGGCAAGGAGGGCTGAGCATCATGGCCGACTACACCCCCATCCACTCCGGCGGGGCCATCCCGAAGACGTACACCACGTCGGGCGCCGTCACCGGCGGCACCCTCGTCGCGGTGTCCGGCAACAACACGGTCGCCACCGCGGGCGCCGGTTCCGCTGTCGTGGTCGGTGTCGCCGCCCACGACGCCGCGTCCGGCGCGAAGCTGACCGTGTGGCCGCTGCGCAACGTCACCCACCAGATCATCTCCACGGGCACCCTCGCCGCCGGTGACGGCGTCCAGTCGGGTGCGTCCGGTGTCGCCGCGACCGGCGTCGTCGGTACCCTCGCCGCCGCGGGCACCCTGCTCGGCATCGCCGAGAACGCGGCCACGGGCGGCGCCGAAGTCCGCTTCCTCGGGCGGTAACCGATCGTGGCCGACTACACCCCCGTCGCCCTGCCGGGGCACACCTACACCTTCAACGCCACGACGGTCATGTCGGGCGGCGACCTGGTGGAGTGCACCGGCAACAGCAGCGTCGGCAAGATCAGTGCCGCGTCAGACCGGGCGTTCGTCGGTGTGGCGAACCACGACGCGGTCATCGGTTCCAAGGTCACGGTCACGCTGGCCGCCCCGGTGCACGAGTCGATCGCCGACGGCACGGTGACCGCCGGGGATCAGCTCACCACCACCGCGACGGCGAACCGGCAGGTGAAGACGTACGCGGCCACATCGGCCGGGGCGACGCTGACCCTGCCGGGCACCTACGACAACACCGTGCAGACGTTGGTCGCGACTGCGATCAACAACGCGGTCAACTCGTCGGTCAACGCGTCCCGCGCGGTCATCGGCGTGGCGATCACGTCGGCGGCCGACAACGCCCTCGTCCGCTGGGTGCAGGTGTAGCTGCCGTGCACCCCCGATTCCCTCGTCCCTACTCATCGCTGTCCCTGCTAGGTCAGGCGGCTAACCATGCCGATCCCGTCGACCACAACCCGCAATCTGTAGCGGACCGGGGCGCGGCCCCGAGCCGCGAATCGGACAAGGTGGCCTAAATGCCTCACATTTATCCTCCGGCTGCGCCGACCATCACCGGCGACGTCATCACGATCTCCCGGTTCCTCAACAGCCCGGCCGCCGTCTCCCGGCGCCTGCGCACCCTCGCCGAGAACCGGTTCATCTCCGACACCATCCTGACCGGCCGCTACCAGGTGCAGGGCGGCTCGATCCTGTACGAGCAGACCGAGTCGATCTTCACCAACCGGCCGCCGGAGGTCGTCAACCCGGGCGCCGAGTACCCGCGGTCGGCCGCGTCGCCCGGCACCGCCGCGATGGCGTCGGTGTTCAAGTGGGGCCAGGACGTGCCCGTCACCGACGAGCACGTCGGCCGCTACGGCCGCCGCGCCGTCGACGTTGCCCTGCTGAAGATCACCAACTACCTGGTGAAGCAGGTCGACACGATCTGCCTCACCGCGATCAACAGCGCGGTCACCGCGTCGGCGGCAGCCACCGGCGGCGGCACTTGGTCCGGCGCGTCGGCCGACCCGCTGCTCGACCTGATGCTCGCCAAGGCGGCCATCGTGTCGCTCGACCAGGGCTACGACCCGGACACCGTGGTCGTCACCGACGCCGCGTACGCCCGCCTCGTCGCCAACCCGAAGATCGTCTCGGGTCTGGCCCGCGAGTCCGACACCAACATCACCCGCTCCGGCAACGTGCTCACCATCGCCGGTCTGCGGATCCTGCCGACGAACAACCTGCCCACCGCGGGCGCGGCGTTCGTCGTGGACTCGACGATGCTCGGCGGTGTCGCCTACGAGCGGATCCCGAGCCCGGAATACACCGGCGACCCGGCGAACGGCGTCGAGTCGTTCACCCGGCGCGACCCGGCCTCCAACGATCAGTGGATCATCCGTGGCCGCCGCCCGGTGGTTCCGGTCATCCAGGAGCCCGGCGCCGCGTACAAGATCACGGGTGTGTGATCTTAATTTGAGGGATGGTCAGGTAGCCGGTACTATCCGGCTATGGATGCTAGCTACCTGACCTATCTACTCAGCTACGTCTCTAAACGAGACGACGGTTGCTGGGAATGGACCGGATCGAAGGCCCCAAACGGTTACGGCCTCTTCTATGAACGGCGAGTGGGCGTCAAGGGCGCCCACCGCGTCAGCTACGAACTTCACCACGGCCCGATCCCGCCGGGAAAGCACGTAGATCACACCTGTCACGATCCCGAGTCGTGCGCGGGTGGAAACACCTGTCCGCACCGGCTGTGCGTGAACCCCGATCACCTATCCATCGCCACGCCCCGGGCCAACAACAAGCGCAGCAACTCCGTCTCCGCCCGCAACGACGAGAAGACGGAGTGCCCGGCGGGGCACCCGTACGACGAGGCAAACACCTACGTCGACAAGACCGGGCGGCGGCACTGCCGCGCGTGCCGCAAGGCGCGTACGCAGCGCTGGTATGACCAGCAGGGCGGCGCCGAGTGGCACCGCAACTACCACCAGACGGTACGCAAATCCGGGAAGTGACCTGCGTGGGCGGGTCGCTCCCTTGTTGTTAAGGAGAACCCGCCCAATGACTCTCCACGTCGTGTGGGAGAAGTGCTCGGTGGACAAGCCGAGCGGAGAGAACGTCATCCTCAACCGGGGCGACGAGCTGCCCGACTTCGTCGAGCCGTTCGTGCGCGCCACCCTCGTCCAGATCGGCGCCGTCCGCGACTTCGGGGCGGCCGTGTCCGTCGTGCAGGAAGCGGCCGACGCGGAGCTGCGCTCCACCGAGCCGGTGCCGCCGCCCGTCCTGCCGGACGAGATCCCCCCGGTGCAGCCGGTGCGGACCTACAGCCCCGACCCGACCGCCACCGAGCCGTCGGACGCGTCCGACCTGCTCGACCCGGCGGGCAACAACCTGCCGTCGGAGCGGGACAACAAGGAGACCTGGGAGCGGTACGCCGTCGCCCGGGGCTACTTCACGCAGGCCGAGGCCGAGTCGATGACCAAGCGTGACCTCGTCGCGCAGGTCAACGAGCGCGAGAACGCCTGATCCCGTGTCGTCGGAGTTCGCCGACAAGGTGCGGTCGCTGGGCTTCCTGTCCGGTGGCCGCACCCGCGACACCCGCATCCGGGAAGGCCGCGCACATCCCGAAACAGGTGTGCCGTACAAGGTCACCGAAACCGACGCGGGCCGCACCATCGAGCACGCCACCAAGGATGACCGGGTCGATGCGGTAGTCACCCCGCAAACCCTGACGGTCACCCGCGCCGACCTGAAGGAGCAGGCGGATGCCCGCTAAGCCGAAGTCGTACGGCGACGCCCACCGGCAGGCCCAGGCTTTGCTGGACGCGGCCCGCCTCGCCGACCCCGACGAACA